CGTCAGCTACTTCTTCTTTAGTCGCGCCCGGTGGAGGATTACCTTCTGAGGCTTCTTCATAATCGTCATTAGGAGCGCCTAGCCCAATCATTACTGACATTCCGCCTTCATCAGTCATACCGCCTTTTGCCATCATCGGAATTTCTTCCATCGGAGAGGCTAAACCTGTTGGGGGTACAGGTGGAGTCATTTGAGGAACTCCTTCTGGTATTGGTGCCGGTGCTGGCGCAGAACGTTTTTGCATTTTCTGTGCTACTTCTTTAATAGCTTCATCTCGTGGGTCGGATGAACCGGCTGGTGCAGGTGCTCCTGTAGGTGCTCCCAAACCTGCTGGTTGTGCCGCAGGGTTAGCTGCTTTTGGTCCACCACCTTGAGGTGCAGATGTTGCTTCCTCCATCGGTAGCGGCATTTTTCCTTGTTGTGCCATCATTATTCCCCCTTCGGCTTTTTGTGGTACAGGTGTTGCTCCATAGCTTAACATAGGCGACAAATCATCAATGTTTTCTGGTGTATTACCAGCGTACATAGCATTGCTTATATCAATTGCTTTTTGGATAAATTCTTCTCGGTTTGGGTATGCTTTACGTAAAGCACGACCAAAAGCATTATTGTTTAAATCAATCTCGGATTCAGCAGAACGGTTTTGTTTAGACCCTTCTCTTGCATCTATTAATGATGATGCTACTTTAGAACCAAGGCCAGTACCTAAAAAGTTTTTAGCACCAAGTACGCTATCTTCTTCACCTACTGCAGCTAGTCCACCCAAAAGAATGTGCCGTAGGGTGTCTTCAGTTCTATCATCATCCGTAAAATTAAATTTGTTTGCCGTGCCACGTGATATAGATAGCGAATCATTTACAGCATCCGCAGTGCCCGTTAAATACATCGGCACCATTTCTAACGATGAGATTCCAGCATCTTGGTAATCTTTTATTTCGCCCTTGCCTCTGCGGACTGCATCTTGGCGTGTTAGTCTGTTACCAATCATGTCGCTCATTTTATGATGCCGCCTTAGATATAACTTCATCACGCAATGTGCGTAATCTGCGTAATTCTTGTATAGCACCTTGTGCTTGATACACGGCTTTCATGTCATCGCCCTGTTCCATGTTACGGTGCATATCAGTGATACGAGACTCCATGTACATTTCTAATGCATCAAGATTGCGCTTAACATTAACGAGGGGTAAAAGTTTCTTAGCTATTTCTGGGGTCATTTAAGTCCGCCCATTATGCTGGCTAGTTGTGCGCCCATTGCTTGCCCACCTTCTGGCTGTGGTGCTTGTTCTGGTGCGGCACTAAAGCCTTGTTCCCCAGGAACTGCAGCCCCACCTACACCGATGTTACCTCCGCCGCCGCCAGACATATCCATTGGATTCATACCCTGAGCTTGTTCTTCTGGGCCAGCCATACCACCAGCGGCTTTAATGATTTCTGCTTGACGGAATGCTTCACGTTCATCATTAATAATCTTTTCAGCATCCAAGTCCATAGCCTGTGCCAGCTCCCGCAATACAACAGGGAACTTTACAAATGATGCTAAATTAGGATTGCCGGCAATCTGAAGAAGCTGTAGCAGGCGTTGGCTACGAACTTCGTTTTTCATAAGGCTCTCTGTACCACGTGCTTTAATCTCTAAGTCGCCACGAACTTCAGGGTCAAAATTAAATTGCATGTTAAATGCATAGAATGCCTCGCCCAGAGGCTGTAGCAAGTAATCATCAATGTTTTTAACAACGCCCTTAATACTGATTTGGGCAGCACCCATAAGCATGGAGATACCTGCCGCAGTTCGACCAGTTCCTTGAACGCCTGTTTGACCATGTGAATAGGAGGGAATACCCGTAGCATCATCAGCAAGCTGTCTAGCCTTATCAAACATCATCATGTTTTCTTGTGATACGTTGGGATACTTAGTTCCAAACAGCGACTGCCCCGGTGCCCCACCTTGGCGGCGGAATACCTTACCCGGATACAGTTCTAAGTCTTGTCCCGGAACAAGGTTGGTTTCGTCAATCTCAAAAATTAAGTTACCCGATAGAACAGCGTTATCAACAGCCATACGCATAAAGCCGTTCATTAGCGCTTGTGTATCTGTCATGTTTTCAGCTAGGCCAACACCAAAGAATGAATAAGGATTTAACTCGTATGGTGCGGCAAAGTAAGGAATACGCTTCGGTGTAAATGGGTTAATAACGAGACGCAACACTTGATTGTGACAAACCCAGCAATTTACCTGTAGTGTATCTAAGTCTTCAAGTTCTTTTGGTATTTCAAGCCCAGCTTCTTCCGCTTGGTCTTTGTCAATATTACCCCAATACTCAAATATCTCAAATCGTTCTACATCATAAGTATTGCGATAATCTTCAAGGTCGGCTTCCCACCATTTACGTACATAGTTAGTCCCCATGGTAACAGCGGAATCAATAGCATCATGCCGAAAGTATGGACGCTTTTTAAGGTTACGTAATTCAGAAAAGCTTAAACGGTGCCGCTGAATAACAAATTCGCACTCATCCATGTTCTTTGCGTCTGAGTCAGGGTATAAGTTCCATAGAGAAACATTCTCTACCTTGGGTACGGTTTTAATAATGGGAGAATAATTACCCTCTTCATCCCAGTTAGGGTATTCTTTATCGTATGCAAACGGCCCCTTTAGTACGCCGGTACCAAACAAAGCCATCTCAAACGCAGTATGACGCAGATGCTTAGAAGCACTTGACTCTTCTAGCTGGTCAAGCATTTTCTTTTCCATGCGTTTCGCTGCAGTTTCTGCAGGACGATAGGTTTGGGATGTACCAGTTTTGCCCGGACCTACCCGTAGCTTATCGCCTAGCTCACCCAGTTCTTCAGAAAATACGCCTAAATTTAAGTCATCAAGCATCTGACTTGTGGCACCTGGAGGCAAGGGCTTCCCATCGCCCGGAAAACCATATTTACTTTCTAGCTCTTCTATGGCATTAGAATCATCTTTAGGGTCAAAGTGTACAGCTTCTTCAACGCCTTCCGGCACTAGCGTAGATTCAACCCCTAAAGGAAATCTTTGACCAGCAAACAATACATCAATAATTTGACCGTATGCCGCTAGGACTTTAGTTTTTGTAATTTTGATAAATACTTTAGATTTTTCAGTGGACGTAAACTGTGTTTCTGTGCCATACAAACCACGATACTGGCGATAAGCGTTTAGCCACCGCTCTTCTTCTTCTAACCTGCTAGACTCTACGCTTTCAAATTTACTTGAAATATATCCTGCTAGTGCTTCAGAACCGGTTTCTGGTTCAAATACTAGTGCTTCAATATGTTCTTCATCAGCCATAATTAATATCCAAAGGTTGCATCAGCGGGTTGCCATCGTTGATTTGGTGGTCCACCAGAAAAATCAAAAACGGAACGTGATTTTGGACGCGTCATAATACCGTATCGTAACGCATCATATAAGTGGTCTTCTACTTTAGTGTTGACATCTTCTGGATTAGTTTTATCCATTGGGAGGGTTGGCAATTGAGCAATTAAGTTAGTACAGTTGCTCATTATTTCAATGCCGGCTCTACCGCTTTCTTCGTCAACTTGTAGGCGCCGGTGTAGTTCGTTCTTACCTGCTACACGACTACCCCTGCTTCTGTCGGATGGGCGCCACCTACACCCTTCAACAATCATTTGTTCTGCAAGGGACGGTCCTGTGTCTCCGCGCTTATGCCAAAGTGATGAATCAAGTACGCCGTAATGTATTGATTCTCCGTCCTCAGCTTCTAGAACCATATGTGCCAGTTCTTTAGCTGGTACCTTGCTTACATATAGTTCCCTGTAAACAATTAAAGTTTCGTTGGTAGGGTCTACAGTAAACCAAAGAACGCCAGAAGCAGAAGCGTAACCATAATCGCAAGCCCTGAACTTTCTCCATGAGTTCGGTATTTCAAATGGGTCAATAACGTGTACCCGCCTATCAAATTCCGAAAACGCCGCGCCTTCAGCAATGTCCCAAGACCCTTCTAATAATTGTTTACGCTGTACTTCTGGCAGTGAGAGCAGCATGGCTTCATAATCACCGGCTTCATACAAATATGGGTTATCCAGCAATTTAGCTGGCACAAAACGCCTGCTGAAAAGAGGCTGGCCCGCTTTAGAATGCCGACTTGGGTAAGTGAGGGTTTCACCGGTGGTAATATCCGTCGCCCAAAAGGGTCTTCCAGGGGTGGACGGGTCGATGAACATTTTCTTAACCCAAACATGTCCAGGTCCGCCAGGGTTTGTTGTCGCTCGCATAAAGACTGGGAGCGAAGGGTCTGCTGTTCTAAGACGCGAGCGTAAATAATCCCAAGCATAAGGTGTAGCATACTGTGTTAATTCATCTATACCAATATATGTAAACGCCTGACCTTGGTAACGTAGAACGTCTTTATCTTGTTCTAGATAGGTCATCCATATTCTGGCACCGGATGGAAAAACCCATTGGCTTTTCTTTTCCATCCACTTCGCACCCGGATAAGCATTCGGGTACATCTCTTGACTTTTATGTATCAACTCGCGCAATTCATCATTTGTTCTACGTAGAATTAGCGCATTGAAGTTCTTGTTGTTGCAATAACGCAACGGGTCTATAATCAAAGCGTAAGACTTGCCGCCTCCGGCTGCGCCGCCATATAAGACT